TGAGTATTAATTAAGTTAAGGAGACGAGATGTCTGATATAGAAGTAAACGAAATACAAGATGGTGAACCTATGGAGTCTGTAGCTCCAGACGAGAAGAAGTCCTACGAGACGTTCGATGAGTTTCTCGCAACTCAGGATCAACCCGTGCAGGAACTGTACAAATCACACACGAATGGCCTAAGATCCGCTTTGGTCAAGGAGCGTGAGGAGAAGAAAGCACTGGTTAATCAAATTCGAAACCTTCAGACCAAAGCCGAAAAAGGGTCCGAGATGGAGAAGCAACTGTCCGATATGGCTGCCAAACTCGAAGAAGCTAATCGCATTTCTGCGGAAGCTATTCGAAAGGCCGAATTTACGGAGCAGGCTTTGAGTCCGGAAGTGGGGTGCTTAAATGTGAAGGCGGCATACGCCCTCGCAAAGGCTGAGGACTTGTTCGATAAGAACTCTCATCCCGATTGGGAGGAATTGAAGAAACAAGCTCCCGAGCTTTTCAAACAGAAGACTCGTGTTTCTACAGATGCGGGTCGCGATACGATCAAGACCACTGGTACGATGAACGAAATACTTCGGAGTGCTGCTGGCATAAAATAGTGAGGAGCTAAATATGATTACTCGAAGTGATGTTGAGGCTTTGATCCCCGAAGATGTCTCGAAAGAGATATTTAAGACGGTGGCCGAATCCTCAATAATTATGAAACTTGGACGCAAATTGCCTAACTTGGCTGCTGGCGTCCGTAGAATGCCCGTGATGAGTGCATTGCCTATGGCTTACTTCGTCGACGGGGTGCCTGGAGACGTTAATCCTTCAGGCGACAATGCTGTGGGGTTCAAGCAAACGACTACGGCGGAATGGAAGAACAAATTCCTATACGCCGAAGAAATCGCCTGTATTGTACCCATTCCTATATCCGCCCTTGAAGATGCTTCCTACGATATTTGGGGAGAAATCAAGCCATATATCGGTGAGGCTATGGGCGCTGTCTTTGATGCTGCCGTGCTCCACGGAACGAATGCTCCGGCGAGCTGGCCGGACGATCTTGTTCTTGGTGCCACTACGGCGGGTAATGTCGTGGCCTTAGGAGATCTTGGTGATCTCTACGACGACGTAATGGGATACGATGCCGCTACGGATACACCAGGATTGATCTCTCACGTAGAAACTGATGGCTATCTGCCAACTGGATTCGTGTCTGGGGTTACGATGCGTGGTCGTCTCCGTGGATTGAGGGCGGACAATGGTGCAGGTCTACCATTGTTTAAGCCCGCCGGTGAAGGTATGAAACCCGCGACTTCACCAGATGTTTTGGATGGACTACCGTTGTACTTCTCTACGAATGGAGCTTTGGACGAGTCCGAGGCGTTACTGATCGTAGGCGATTGGAACAAGCTGGTATATGCTTTCAGAAGTGACCTTACTTATAAGATCTTGACTGAAGCTGTCATCCAAGACCCAACTACTCAGCAAATCATTTACAACCTTGCCCAGCAAGATATGGTCGCTTTACGGTGCTATATGCGAATCGGATGGCAGTTGCCGAATCCAGTTAATCGCATTAATACCGACGAAGCTACTCGTTATCCATTTGCGGTGCTGACGCCAGGTTCTGTAAGTCCTTAAAGGAGCCTGAGATGGCACCTACTTCGAATCAAATTAAACGAGTCCGAAGGATGACCGAGGAGTCGGATTTTACAAGTCCGTATTCGGATGAGGAGATTTCTGACATTATATCCGAAGCCGCGATAATGGATTCGAATGGGAAGATGCCGATAGATCCGGATTGGATCGAAACGTATGATTTGTACGATGCCGCCTCTCGGATTTGGCTTGAGAAAGCTGCCAAAGTAGCCAAGGAGTTTGATTTCTCATCGGATGGAGGGAACTTCAGCCGATCTCAGAAACAGGCTCAATATTTGAAGCAGGCTGCTATGTTTGCTGGCCGCTCGACGGCCAAATCCGGGAGGTACGTCAAAGTGCCACCTACGAACGTTATAGGTTTTGAAGATATCTACTACAAAGATTGGCTTGACGATTATGAAAACCGTTTGGTCTGAGGAAGATAAAGCCCTGATGAGGGAAGCCCAAGCCTCTACTATGGGAGACGAGGGCTACGCGTGGAGGTATTCGACCACAACTCAGGACGATTACGGCCAGGTCGAATATCCTTACGTTAGGGATGAGGAGCCTATGGAAGTCGGGATCGAGTTTTCTACAGGCACCGAGCTTCACGGTGCTGATATGACTGTCGTCCAGTACGATGCCGTTCTCCGACTTCCATATGGAGCCAAACTGGGTGAGAAGGATCGTTTTGAGCTGACTGGATTCAGAGGTGAAGTTTTGGAAGTACCTATCCTATTTGAGGTTCAGTCTCCGCAAGGCTTAGGTTTATCTGGCTCTGTAGTTAATCTTCGAAAGGTAGAGACGTAATGGCACTCGTAGAAATTACAAACGGAGATAAATTTATTCAAGCCCTCGAGGGAGTGAAAAAGACCGTGAGCTCTGAAGTTTGTTTGGCAGCTGTTCAGGCTGGGGCTGGTATAGTTGAGGCCGCAGGTAAGCTAAACATTGATAAACAAGGGCTTCGAGACCAAGGCAAGCTAATAGGCTCTTATCAGGTGTACGATCCTAAGGTTTCGAGGGATGGTGCCGAATGCAAGGTCGGATCGCGGGGTGTTATATACAACGCAGTCCACGAGTTTGGAGCCACTATTAGTGCGAAAAGAACTAAATATCTGGCTATTCCTACGGAGGGCAATAAAAGCCCGACACCGAAAGAAATGGGCGGATTGCATTTCGTGTCAGGCAGGGGTGGAGGAGTTTTAATGGACAAGGCTGGTGAAGTGAAGTTCGTTTTGAAGCCTTCGGTGAAGATACCTGCGAGACCGTACCATAGGCCAGCGGTGGACGAAAGCCGTCGAGAGGTATTGGATGTGATGGCGGCTACTATTCGAAGGAGCTTATCTTGACGGATTATGCGGACTTCGAAACGGTGATGGTGTCCAAGCTCCAAACTGATTTGGAGTCAGTCGTTGGTTCGAGGATATACCCGGTTCAACTCCCTCAAGGGGTTAAATATCCAGCTATAGCTTATACAAGGGTCGATGCTGTTCGTGTTTTGACCCATGATCAGACGAGTGCTGGATTGGTCGCGTCGAGATTTCAATTCGACATTTATGGGGAGACGTACGGTGACGTGCGAGCCGTTTCGAAAGCACTCCGCCAATCACTGGTTGGCTGGCAGGACCTGACTTT